CCTTAAAAATCAATGAAAACACGTGTTGTGATAAAAACAATCACATTTCGTGTTGACAGCACGAACACAATTTGTGATTATCTAGCCATCAGCAGGACGCACTGACCACCATGAAGGTGACGCTCTTAAAAATTAAGCCCTGAAGAAGGGCAGCATTCAAAGCAGAAGGCTTTGGGGTGTGGTGAAGCCAGCTAGTCACTGGCAAGTGCTTACCTACTGTTGAGCGGTGAAGCGCTCCCAACGCTAGCAATAGCGTGGACGAGATGGGGAGCCGCGGGCGATAAGGCCGCCATAACGCGCACGTTGTCGCATGGAAAAATCGCTGGGGTGCCGGTTATACCCCTCCGAATGAGACTCAACAAGCTGGAGCTAGACTACCAGCCACCACACCACCAAAGCTAACTGACAGGAGAATGACCATGAATAACGAAGCGCTTAAAGAAATGATTGCGAAACTCCTTGAGGACGCACGCCGAATTCAAGAAGTGGAGCCAAACGCAGGGACACAATCACGTATTGATGAAGCGATGAAGTTGCTCAAAGGAGAATAAAATGGATGCACAAGCACGCCGCCGCGAACGTCGCGCAGAGAAACAGGCTCAATGGAAAGCAGCAAATCCCCTGTTGGTTGGGGTAAGCGCAAAACCAGTTAACCGCCCTATTCTCTCGCTGAATCACAAACCGAAATCACGAGTAGAAAGCGCACTGAATCCGATAGACCTTACGGTGCTGGCTGAATACCACGAACAGATTGAAAGCAACCTGCAACGTATTGAGCGCAAGAATCAGCGCACATGGTACAGCAAGCCACGCAGTGAAATGGGTGTGACTTGTGTTGGTCGCCAGAAAATGAAATTAGGCAGCAAGCCACTTATTTGAGGTGAGATATGACAAAATCATGGAGCGTACCTTTTCCTGAATCAGAAACTGAACATGATGGAATGCCTGTTTTCTGGAGATTCCAGGCGACAGTTGAAGAAGATGGAATCAAAATATTCGCACTTCAATATATAGCTTTTCATCAGACAGAGCATTATGCATGGTTGGTTCCTGCGCATTGGATTGTTAATTTTAAACCAGCACCAAATCAGTGGTTACAGGAATGGAAACAAAAGAGAAATAGATATGCAATTAAGAAAGTAGCAAAAAATGCAGAAAGATCTTTTGCATTCCCAACGAAGAAACTTGCCATTGAAAGTTTATTGCGCCGGAAGAAATACCATTTAATGAGAATCAAACAAGATTTGGCTGTTGTATCAACTCTTGTTGATGGGATGAAGAATATTGATACATCAACACCAGATATTGAATATAACTTTGGACACAACCAAGAAACAGAAAATTGGGTATTTTATTAGTACAAATAAGCACTGTGTATTCATTCCAACGAGTGAATACACGGAGCAATGTCGCTCGTAACTAAACAGGAGCCGACTTGTTCTGATTATTGGAAATCTTCTTTGCCCTCCAGTGTGAGGGCAATTTTTTTGACGGAGGATATATGAGTGAAGTAACAGATTTAGTTGTTATTGAAAAAGCAAATGCAATGACTGTATTTCAGTCTGCCGACCAGATTGAAGAAATCCTTCAAAAGGTTGAACGTGAAGTTATGTCCTTTGTGCCTGATATCACAACGGCAAAGGGCAGAAAGGAGATCGCTTCTCTGGCGTATAAAGTTGCGCAGACGAAAACATATCTCGATGGTCTTGGAAAAGACCTTGTTGCTGAACTGAAGGAAATTCCAAAGCTAATTGATGCCAACCGCAAGACAGTGCGTGATCGCCTTGATGAGCTGAAATCCAAGGCACGCCAGCCTCTTACTGATTATGAGGAAGAACAGGCGCGTATTAAAGCCGAAGAAGAAGCTAAGGCAGCAGCTGAAGCTCTCGCAAAGCAAATTGAGTCTGACCATGAAATAGCGATTTTGATGGATCGCGAATTTGACCGCCAAAGAGAAGAGGCAAGACTCAAAGCGGAGCAGGAAAAGCGAGAGCATGAAGAACGCTTAAAAAGAGAAGCTGAAGAGAAAGCCAGAGCAGAAGCCGAAGCAAAGGCAAAAGCCGAAATTGAAGCAGCAGCAAGGCGAGAGGCAGAAGCTAAGGCCGCAGCGGAACGTGCAGAGCGTGAACGCATTGAAGCCGAGCAACGAGCACAGCGCGAAGCAAAAGAGGCAGCAGAACGAGCTGAAAGAGAAAAGCAGGCAGCAATTGAAGCAGAACGCAGAAAAGCACAGGAGGAGGCTGAACGAATCCGTCGCGAGGCTGAAGCAAAAGAGCAAGCCAGAATAGCAGAAGAAAAAAGAATCAAGGACGAAGAAGAGCGCAGAGCAAAGGATAAAGCTCACCGGAAAGAAGTAAATAACAAAATACTTGCTGACCTTATCAAGGTTGGCGCATCAGAAGATGTTGCTAAAAATATCATAACAGCCATCGTAAAAGGCGAAGTATTCGCAACAAAAATAACCTACTAATAAACCAACATAAGGAACCACCCATGATTTACGCAATCGCGGGAGGCGCTCGCATGGGTGCCTTCCAACTAAATGAATCTTTACTTGAACGAATCACCCGTAAATTACGTGACGGATGGAAACGACTCATCGACGTACTTAATCAGCCAGGAGTTCCAAAAAATGGATAAAACACTTATGGCTATCCAGACTAAATTCGCTATCGCCACTTTTATTGGCGATGAAAAGATGTTTCGTGAGGCTGTCGAAGCCTACAGGAAATGGAGGTCAAAATGATTACGGTAGAACTGGCGAAAACCCCAGAGTTAAGTCGATTAAAAAGAGAGTATCACATTGCTGAGGCTCGTTACTGGCGTAAAGCGGGAGATAAATCAAAGAAACAACTTTGTTTATGGCAAGCACAAAGAGAGCGCATGAATGAGCGCGAATTTCTTTCCTCCCCATCCGAATTACCATTCGGAGGTGAATTATGGATTTGAACAAATTCGATGAGCCATTCAGCCCTGAAGATATCGAATGGCGAATACAGCAAAGCGGTAAAACACGCGATGGCAAGGTGTGGGCTATGGTGCTGGCTTATGTCACGAACCGGGCAATCATGAAGCGCCTGGACGATGTTTGCGGCAAAGCAGGATGGCGCAATGAATACCGCGATATTCCCAACAACGGCGGAGTTGAATGCGGCATATCAATCAAGATTGATTCCGAATGGGTAACCAAATGGGATGCTGCTGAAAACACGCAGGTAGAAGCCGTCAAAGGTGGTCGTTCCGGTGCAATGAAGCGCGCTGCCGTTCAGTGGGGAATCGGTCGGTATCTGTATAACCTTGAGGAAGGTTTCGCACAAACATCTCTCGATAAAAAGCAGGGATGGCACAGGGCAAAACTCAAGGATGGAACAGGATTTTACTGGCTCCCTCCATCGCTGCCGGGATGGGCAATCCCAGCATCAGATAACAAACCATCACCAGAAAATACCAACCAGAAATCTCCATCGGTTGACTGCGAACAAATCCTGAAAGACTTCAGCGATTATGCATCAACAGAAACTGACAAGAAAAAACTCATCGAGCGTTATCAGCGTGACTGGCAATTAATGGCTGGCAACGAGGAGGCGCAGGCTAAATGCGTTCAGGTAATGAACATCAGAGTTAACGAACTAAAACAGGCGGCATAAATGGCAAGCAGAGGCGTAAATAAGGTGATTATCCTTGGTCGGGTAGGACAAGACCCGGAAGTTCGATACTCACCATCAGGAACAGCGTTCGCTAACCTGACAATAGCCACGTCAGAACAATGGCGAGATAAAAATACTGGCGAGCAAAAGGAATTGACTGAATGGCATCGTGTTGCTGTATCCGGGAAACTGGCTGAGGTCGTGGGGCAGTATGTGAAAAAAGGTGATCAGATTTATTTCGAGGGAATGCTGAGAACCAGAAAGTGGAAAGACCAGTCAGGACAAGACCGTTACACAACCGAGGTTCATGTCGGAATTAATGGCGTGATGCAAATGCTTGGCGGCATTGGCGACAGCAAACAACAAGCAGCCAGCAGGCAATCACAGAAGCCACAGCAGCAATCATCACCAGCACAACACAACGAACCTCCGATGGATTTTGACGACGATATACCCTTTGCACCAGTAACTCTCCCCTTCCCTCGTCACGCTATTCACGCAATTTAATCAGGAGAAAATCATGCCAGCGCCTCTGTATGGTGCGGATGACCCGCGCCGCTGTTCCGGCAATTCCGTATCGTAGGTGCTGGAAAGTATCAAGAATAATCTCGGCGCGTTTCTTGCTCTGCCACCAGAAACAAAAGCAGAACGGAAGTACCGACGCGATATACAACTCGCAGAAAAACAGGAAAAAGACCGAATAAACGAAACATCAATCCGACCATTACGCAAAGCCACATATACCCACTTCCCTGAATATATCGACCCGCGCCTGCGTAATTACCGCTCACGCTATGGCGCTATCAGTAATGACTGAGGAATTTACAATGAGAGGAATTGCATACAATCCCGGCATTCTTCCGGCAGAAATGATTATTCGCCAACGCGTAAAGCCAATGCCATCGAGAGAGGAATTGCTTAAGAGAAAGAGTTTCGGTTCTGTTAATGACAACAAATATCTGAATGCTATGTGGCGGAGTGGGAAGAAATGAAACAAATGACACTAATTGAGATGGATGGCTTTCTGAAAGGTAAATGCATCCCACGAGATTTAAAGGTTAACGAAACAAACGCTGAATATCTGGTGCGTAAATTTGCTGAACTTGAATCAAAGCTGGAAACGGCGTTGCGTGAGTTTCGTTCTGCTGGAATCACGATTGATAACCTTGAGGCCAAGTGCACTGCGCTGGCAGCGGAGAATGCGGGGATGAAGTCGGTCATTGAATACTGCATTAATCCCGACAATCAGCCTGAATACCATGACCAGGGCATGGGATGTGGAGTTGAAGACCACGGCTACCAGCGCGACGGCTATTCGGCTTGTTACTACGGATGGGAGTCGGCAATGGAACGCGTCTACTCAGAGGTTATTCCAGACGCCATTCCAGAAACCCCAGCCACCGATGCTTTTCTGGCTGAAGTGCGTGCGCAGTGCCTCAACGCTTTCATCCAGCATCACAGTGCAGAACTGGATGCGCATATTAAAAACAGTGGTGAGCAGTTCGACGAAAAATCAGTACGCATCAGAGACATCATCGTCTCAGCCCGCTTGTTCAGGGAGCAAATTCGCAAAGGAGCCGCGCTATGAGCAAATCGTACATCGTCATTCAGCAATATCTGTGTTGCAACGAAAACGGTCATTGGATTGAGTATGTGTCTGACTGCGTTGAATTTGATAAGCGCGACAAGGCCATCAAGCATGGATTCAAACAGCAAGGTAGCGATGATTTCAATATCGGCGTTATCGAAAATGAACGCCTAGTGTCATTCGACTGGATGAATAAGTCGATTGATGAAAGCGCAGAAAAACTTGCTGAAATTGCAGAAGCCATCGGTTACGAAGGAGCAGCCCAATGAGCAACATCAACAAACAGGCACTGCGTGAAGCGGCTGAGAAGGCCACTCCTGGCCGCGTCGGTGACCGTATCGACGGAAGCGGTAGCATCAAATACGAATGCCATGGTTATGATGGGTCTCTGGTCTTACGTACAGACCATAAAAACATGGAGTACGGATTTATTGGTGATAACAGTAACGCCGATGAGCTGTTCTTCAGGTTGTGTGTGCCAGATGTAATTCTGGCACTGCTGGATGAACTGGAAGCCGCAGAGAAGCGGATTGCTGAGCTGGAGCGTAAAGAACAGCACAGTGACCGACAGTCAGTAATTGATGCGTTGGCTAGTTCGGGTGAGGAATGGAGTGATATCGAAGAATACATGCAGAAGTGGGACGCGGAACGCGCCGCCGCAGCCGGTAAAGGAGAGTGAAATGGCTAAATTTACAGACGTACACGACCTGTTAACTGCTTATCAAAAACAGGCCCGAAAAGTACCGCCTAAGGGAGTTTACGCATCAAAGCAGCGACAACAGGAAGTCCAGGCGGCGCACACGAGAAAGGTAATGCGCCAGCGTAAGCGCTCTGTTGGAAAGTCTAACAAATTAGGATTTCGTCGCCGGGCAGAAACTACGGCGGCGCTGATTTGCGAAATGAATTTTTGGGCGCTGGTGTGTCGTTCAAACCGCAAGAATTCCATCCAGGGTGAGGGATAACCATGAGCACTATTACCAAAGAATTAACCAAAGAGCAGTTACAGCAAATTATCGAAACTGACCACGTTCAATGCGGTGAGGCTTCTTCGCTGGCGCGTATCGCGCTGGCATCGCTCGAAGCGGAGCCTGTGGGTGAGGTTTCCGAGCAGCGTGATGGGCTGGTTATGGACGGCATGGTAGATCTCGGTGGAGCATCAACTCACCGAATTATTAAGGGAGCTAGCAAGATGAAACGGTTGCCGCTTGGCACGAAGTTTTACACCGCCCCGCCAGCGCCGGTATCTGTGCCTGATGCGATGGAAATGGATGATGACTTTGACAGCGCGTTTGAACACGGAAAAGCTGTCGGCTGGAACGCCTATCGCGCCGCCATGCTTCAGGCCGAACCCGTAAGTAATCGTGATGAGTTGCCGTTGGACTATCTGCAAGGTCACAAAGACGGCCTTGAATGGGCGGCACAATTGGCAGAAGCCAATCATCCGCAAACAGGTGACTGGTTGTACGACGACCCAATCGATCTTGCCAGGGCGATTCGCAAAGGTCCGGATATGCCTACTGTTCAGGGTGGCAGCTCTCCGGTAACTCCGGATGGTTGGATAAGCTGTAG